GAGATTCAGAAGCTGCGGGCGGAGTTCGCCGAGAAGTACGGGACGACCTACGAGCGGCACATGCGCGACTTGCAGATCATCCGGGATCAGGCCTTGGCCGCGGGAGCGTACGGAGCGGCAGTCCAGGCGGAATACCGTCGAGGCCAGGCACTTGGGACGATCTACATCGACCGCAAGGAGATCCGCCACGGCACGATCGACTCCATGAGCAAGGAGGAGGTCATGCGGAAGCTCGAGGAGATTAAGAAGCTGTACGGCAACGGCAGTCCTGTGATCGACGTGACGCCGCAACAGGTTGAGCAGAGTCTTGAGCACGAAGAGGAAGAACCTGTGCTCGAGGCGGAGATCGAGGAGGAAGACGATGCCAGCGAAACCAGAGACGAAGCTGTATCAGCGCCTAAAAGAAAATCTCTCAAACTGCCTCATTACCCGGATTGAGTCCCGGGTAAACCTTGGGATCCCAGACTGCCTGATCGCGTTAAAGCGATCGGCGTCGTTTGTGCCCGTTGAGCTAAAGGTGGTCACGCATGGGCGCCGGGTGCGCCTGTCGCCGCACCAGATCGCCTTTCACAGTCGGCACGCGGAAATTGGCTGCGTGTCTTATGTGCTGGTGCTGTTCGTGCCGTTTGGGAAGCAGGCCAGCAAAGAAGGCGTGCTCAAACTGTATCGCGGGGATCAGGTCCTCGAGCTCGCGCAGTCGGGCGTCGACACCACACCGTTGGCCGAGTGGCATTACGGGACCATGCCGTGGGGCATGCTCGAGCTTGAGCTGATGAACAGTTGACAAGTTGATCGACGTTGGCCTAACGTCGCGGTTAATGGGGGCGTCCCAGTTAGAAAGCTAGAAAGGTGATGCATGAAGGTTACGTTTGGAATTCACGTTCACGATGAAGGCGTGATCAGCCTCGTTCATAGTGCCGTAAAGGGGAATAGCCCTAGCCATGCGGAATGGGATCGCGCAGCCGAGTCAGCGAAGAAAGCGCTGGACGAACAATCGGGGCGGCGTCTTTACGGAGACGATCCAGCGGATCATCGCTGGGTTACGAATTATTCGATCTCTTTTGTGATGAAGGGGTGGGTAGATTTTGCAGACAATGCCCCGTTTGATCTTGGGTAACTTTAGAGGAAAGAAGATGAATAGCAATGAAGACGTGATGTATCTCGTTCTCGATGCCATGCGTTTGCATCGAATGGGGGATCGGGAGCTTGCAGGCAGTAAGTTGGTGAGCGCCTTTCAAAAGGCGGACACCGCGGTAGCTCTGCGGCTGGTCGACGCTACGATCGAGACGTTGAAGTTAAGACGCGAGGTCAACATCGACATCGCAGAACGTAATCGGCTGGCGATCTATGGGCCGCAGAGTGGCTCGGCGCTTCCGGCGTGAGTCGACGCTCACCCCACCACCGAATCCACCGAGGCCCCCTGATGACAATCGCCGAATGGGAAAGGCGTTACTCAAGCTGCTGTGGTTCGTGGTCATCCACCGAATACTTGGGAGGTAGTTGACAGTTGACTTAGGTTCTATGAGGATTGGCTTACCCCCTCGCGTCGAGGGGCCTAGAAAGGAGAAAGCAGATGAAAACCGACAACGAAGTGAAGATGTTCGGATGTTCGATCGACACCATGCGTGAGTGGATCGAGCGCTCGATCACATACAAGGTCGCTGGCCGCGACATGTTCGTCGCCTCGATTTTGAGTGACGCGCAGGAGCTGATCAGCATGGGCGCGACCGAACAGGCGCGCCAGTTGATCAATCGGGCCAAGTGGGTTTTGTTTGAACTCGAGCAGGAGGTGGAATCATGAGCAGCACAGAATATGTCCGCACCGGCTGGGCGTGCGTCACCGATACTTTGTGTGGCCCGTACGTGTCGCTCGAGGGAAGCGCCGCGGACGACAGCGAGCCCGTGATCTTCGACACTCGCGCAGAGGCGGAGGCCGAGCGGGCCCAGTACATCGACATGATGCTCGAAGCTCGCGAGCACGATATCGACGCGGAACCCGGCGAGCTTGGCGAGCTGATGGAGCTCGAGCGGCAGAGTCTCGAGTCTGAAGAATCGATCGCATTCGTCGGTGTCGACGCGGCCGGCGAGGTGTTCGAGCTCGACGCGATCACGCACGAAGAGGTGCGGCCCTTGCACCGGCCGGACCGTTAGCACATACTCTCATCACCGGCGCATATCGCGCCGGCCACTAGAAAGGAGAATTTACAATGGCTGAATTAATCCAAGCTTCCCGCCAATGGTCGACTCGCCCGCCCGAGGAGCGCTTCACCAGTCTGCCCGCGATGCGCGAAAAGCTTGAAGAGCTGCGCGCGTATTCATCCGCGAAGGTGATCAGCTCGCGCCAACTCTCGGCGATCCCGACCGAAGATAACCAAGGCATCCTGATCGCCGGCCCGAACGGTAACGCGGCCGCGCCGAGTAACTGGGCGTTCGGCCAGCTCGCGAATTTGTCCGGCGCTCCCGGCGCTTACTTGCGAACACTCCCGGCGCCACTTGCGGCCGACTGCCTCAACTACGGGTTGAAAGTAGAGCGCGACGCCCAGGACACCGGCGTCCTGCTCACGCGTCGACCTGGCACTTCGGAGCTCGAGCTGCGCGCGGCCACCGGCCCGCGTTATGGCCGCATCTGGAATGTCGATGTTGTGCGCGCCCTCGAGGAGCGGTTCGGCGATGGTGTCACCGGCGACTTCCGTGTGCCCGGCGAATTCGGCCGCGAGCTCTCGCAAGTCACCACGGCGAACACCACACTCTTTGCCGGCGATCGCGATATGTTCGTGTTCCTCGCCGATGAGAAAAACCGGATAGAGCTCCCGAACCGTCGCGATGGTAAGACCGGCCAGCTCGCCCGCGGTTTTTTCGTCACCAATTCGGAAACCGGCGCCGGTGCCCTCAAAATCAAAACTTTTCTTTTTGACTACGTCTGCGCCAATCGAATTGTCTGGGGGGCCGAAGAGCTCGAAGAGATCAGCATTCGCCATACTGCCAGCGCTCCCGATCGTTTTCTCGAAGAGGCAGCGCCGGCGCTGCTCGAGTATTCACGCGCGAGCGCGAGCGGAATCACCACGGCGCTGCGGGCCGCACAATCCACCAAGCTCGAAAAGGTCGACGCGTTTTTGGCCTCGCGATTCGGGCCGCGTATCGCCGACAGAATCAAAACGGTCCACATGGCCGAAGAGGGCCGGCCGATCGAGACCGCATGGGATGCGGTAACCGGCGCCACCGCTTACGCGCGCTCGATTCCGTGGACGGCCGATCGTGTCGAGTTTGAAACCACGGCCGGCGACATTCTCGAAGAGCTCGCCGCGTAGCATCCAGCTCACCCGATCGGGAGCTCGAGGGCCGGCCATTGTGCCGGCCCTTTTGTTTTGACATACTCGAGGCCCGGGCCAATCGCGGCCCGGATCAGAAAGGAGAAAGGCGACATGTTGAAGACCGTTCGACAATCTGCAAACTCGAAGACCGGCCCGATCGCGGTAACGTATCGCGCGGGCACCGGTTCCATGTTCGGCACGTGCCCGGCAAAGTGTCCGCTCAACCCAGCGCCCGCGGCTGGTGCGGCCGTGATCGATCGCAACTATCTGGATGCGGTAAGGCGCGCGGTACCGCGTAACGGCCGCGCGTGGACCTATTCACACTTCCCGGCCGAAAAGCTCCCGGCACCGGCCGCCGGCGAGACCGTGATCAATTTCTCGGCCGATACACTCAAAAGCGCCATGCGAGCCCGCAAGCTGGGCCGCGCGGTTACTCTGACGATCCCGGCCGGCGCTCCGATTCCGGAGCGGACCGAGAGCACGCGTTTTGTTCGGTGCCCGGCGGAAGTGTCCGACACGATCACGTGTTCCAATTGTGGGAACGGCGAGCCCTTATGTGCTCGAGGTGATCGCGACTTCGTCGTCGTCTTCACCGCTCACGGCGCGCAAGCTCGGCTAGTCGGCGCAGATATCGCCGGCGGCTGTTATGGATCCGGCGGCCATGTTGCGATGCAATGGCGCGCGACGTCACAAAAGGGCGCGCCGGATGACTCGGCCGCTCTCGAAGCTTTCGCGGCCAGCTTGCCACCGGGCTCGTTTTTGCGTCACCACGTGGTCGGCGATATCGGCCGCCCGCGGTAACCGCTCCCGATCGTTTCCGCCCTCGAGGGCCGGCCATGCGCCGGCCCTTTTTATTTTGCCCGCGGGAATCCGCTCGAGCTCGCGATTGGGCCCGCTCGAGCTCGCCCGCTCGTGTTCGGTATCAGATCCGCCCGCCCTTTCCGATCGGCCGCTCGAGCTCCCGATCGGCCCCAGCTCGAGCCCGCTCCCGATCGGCTGGCCGGATCCGCCCGCCCGGGAGCTTGGCCGCGATGCGCGGCCCTTGCGCCCTCGATCGGTGCCCGTGGTACGTGATCCGCGGGCCGTGGTTCGTGATCCGCGGGCCGTGGTTCGTGATCCGCGGGCCGTGGTTCGTGAGCCGTGGTTCGTGAGCCGTGGTTCGTGAGCCGTGGTT